TTTTATTACACATTTAGTGCCTGTATTATTACCAGCATTGTCATCACTAGAAAAGGTAAAAGTATTAGCGTCAATTTTAGTAATATTAGCAAAACCAGAAACACCATCTCCATTGTTCTGTGAAGGATTCTGAGCAAAAAATGAGATTTCATCTGCGGTATTAACATCAAAATTATTTACATTAGATCCTGGTAAAGCCATGCTGATTAGATCGCCAGTAATAAAACCATGATTCGGATATGTAACTGTAACTGTATTGTTAGCAGTTGTACTGTTGTATGATGCAATAAAATCAGGAGCAACTTCTCTTCCTATTATTGCCATCTTCTCATCTAATCTATAAGGACAAGTAATAGTAGTTTTTTGAGTACTTGAATCGTAACTTACGGAAACTCCAGCACTAGATTCTGTTAGTTTTCTATCTAAACGAAATTCAAAATCAGTATGAGGTTCTTTAAAGTCTGGTTCAAAGATTAATTTTTCTAAATTTATTTCTGTAGTACCTGAATCAACAAGGTCTTCAGTAACCATAAATAAATCAGTTCCTATGAAATCTATATTTCTAATAATTCTTCCTTTAGAAAAAGTAAATGTAAACCAAGCATTTAGTATCTTTTCATTTTTAGGACCATATAACCATTTATTTACATATAGTTTATTTGAGTTTGATGTTCCCAATAATACTAAAATATCTTCATTAGTAGTAACTGCAATTTTATAAATATCATTAGGAATTAATTTTGGTACATGGATTGTAATGTTAGCTGCATCTCTTACTTCTATTCCAGTTTGGGTAATATACTCTCTAACTCCAGAAAAATTACCTTTATTAGTTAAATAATATATAGAACTACCAGCACCTACAGGTGTTGCTCCATCGCTACTTTCAAATTCTGTTGCTACCAGTATGTTTGCTGTTTTAGGTGTAAGGTTATCTGCCGAACTACTTAGAACAAATTGGGTTTGATCTGAAAATAATATTAATTTTTCTCCCATGTTTACTGCATTTTTAAGAATAGCAACTTTTGTATGAGAAGCAGCTACGTCAATAGGATCACTATCTATAACAGATAAAACTGTTTCAGGAAAAAAGTTAAAAAATTCAGATACAGTTGATAAAATTACATTATCGTTAGCTAAAAAACCTAATCTATTTCTAAAGAAAAACACATTATTAATTTTTTGTCCTATAAAAGAAGGATTCAAAGATGATTCTAAGTCACCGCATATTCTTTCTCCCCATACAGGTAAAGCAAAATTAGCTGTTGTACCTCCAACAGTAACGCTATAAGTATCTCCATCTACTCTTGCAAATCTAAAATTACCATCAGCTTGCCTTACTAAAACGTGTGGCATTGTTGAATAATTAAATTTAAATTTTATACCTGGTGCAGGTGCTTCTTGCCATTGTCCTTCTTCAAAAGCTCCACCATTATTAGTAGTAAATTTCACATAATAATTATCAAAATTATTAGATTCATCACCTTTAATTTCTACAACCATTCCATTAGGTGACACTGTAGGTAAATCTGTAAATTGTTGCACTGAATTTTTTACGGTTGTAATTTGTGAATTACCTTGAGTATCTACTGAGTCTATAGAAAAGTTAGAATTATCATTCTTTTTTATATGTAATACAGGACCATTTCTAGTAATGGTAAAACCAGACAAAGCAGAACCTGTTGTTGGCGACTGACCATTTATTCCTAATAATTTATCTCTTATCCTTCCAGCTATAGTTGATGTGCTTAAAGGGTTATCACCTGATGAATCGTGACTTGCTGACGTTCCATCAACAGTAACTGTATAAGTTGTTAAATCTGAAACTTGATTAAAAAATACTATTGCTTGAGTTTCACTACCTGCTGATAAAGTATTATCCATTTCAGTAATAACAGTTGTATTAACAACAAAGGTGAAATCTGCAATAGTTATTGTTTTGATTTCTGATTTAGGATCACTAGAAGATAAATAAGTAACTCCATCTGGTTTATTTACAGTTAATTCTGTACCATCTAATTCAAAAACTCTTACATTATTTGTTGTAAAAATAACTACATATCTTTCTGTTGCATCTCTATTAATCATATGAACTTTTGCATTACCTATAGTTGTTTCACCACTTATAAGATTAGAAATAAATTGAGTACCAGAACGCTTTACAAGACCTAACACTGGATCACTACTAGCGTTATCTTGTATGTCACAATGATCTGATTTTTTTGTAGCATCAGAACTTTGTGATATACCTCTTAATAAAGTTGGTATAGATCTTGAAATAAGAGGCATGACTACCTAATTAATGCGTTTGCTGGAGAGTAAGTATCAAATACATTAGTAAGAGATGGATCACCCCTAAGTATATTATGATCTGCATTTGCTAGATCAGTTTCTAACAATACTGCTCTTGCTCTTGTCTCGTCTTGTTGTGTATAACCTCTTAATGCAGCGTCACCTACTAATCTATCAATAAATACGCGAGCAGCTTTTATTGTTATATAGTTTCTTGCAGGTTCTGGTATTTCTTCAAAAGATCTGAAATAAACAATTGTACATATTAAATCTTGATCAAATTCAAAAGTATTGTTTAACCTGTCATACATCTGCACTCCACGTTGTATAGGATCTACTAAAGGATGTTGATGAATATTTGCATCTACTCTAAGAATATCAGTAGGCAAAGCAATCTTTTTAAAATTATCTCTTGTTAAAGTAACGTCAATTTCTGTATTGAAACTCCAACCTTCATTTTGAATTGTTTTGTTTTGTTCATGTAAGGTGTCAAATGCTAGTTGTGCATCAACAGGTAAGACTCCTTGTAATGTATTTATAGGAGATTCTCCTATAGCAGCCATCATAATATTGACGCTTTCTAATTTGGTAGTTGCAGCTACAGTCATTAGCTTCCTCCTGATTTAATTATCTTGTTTTTAAGTTTTGCTTTTTCTTTAATATATCTAGCTTTTTCTCCAAGGGAAGTCTTACCAGTTTCTTTCATTTTCTTTTCATAAAAGTCAATGTAAGCTTGACCTTCTAATTTTTTATTTTTCTTGCCAAACATAATTAATAACCTGACTGCTTTTTAGATTTCATCTTAAGCTTAAGAGAATCTCTCTTTTTTGTCGATCCTTTTGTCTTTTTTTTCTTTGTTGATGTTGAGTAGTACATAATTATCTCTTTGCTGGAGCTAACATTAAACTTTCAGCATTTTCTCTCATTCTTTTTTTCATTATTTTTCTCATTCTTTTTTGCATTTGTTTTTGCATTTCTTTTTTTCGTAGCTTGCGATAAGAACTACCAATGTCCATGATAAAAAAAAAAGGGTATCTAATAATAAGATACCCTATAAATTGAATTTAAGAAGTATTAAGAAGCAGATAACTTAATAGTAGCTGCACACTCTGGACGTAGGATTCCATGTCCTAGAGCATATTTAGCAACCATTAATGTGCCTTGATACATCGTAGCATAATCATTACCTGTGATCTCAGTAGTCATATCCATTAATTTTACAGTTCCCACTGCACTCTTATGGAAGACTAATCCAATAGTTTTACTATCGTCACCGTTGTAAGCGTTATTCTCACCTGATGCTGCTGATCTGTTTGACTGAGGTACGTTGTTTGACTTCATAATTGGTATGCCAGCGACTTGCTGTACATTACCAGAAGCAAACGAACCATTACCTCCACCTGGGTTGAAGTCAACATTCACAGTTCTTGTAGCAGACTCAGCAAGTTTGTAATATTCAGCAGGTGGCAATACACAAAATCTGTCTGTAGGAGGAATGTCACGCTCGTCAAATGTTTGTGCAATGTCATAGATAGCTGCTGCTATCTCATCACCAGTAACATCAGAAGAAGCTGTGTTGCCAGAAGCAAGAGTTAAAGTGAGTCCACCTGCAATACCTGTAAGTGTTGAAGATGCACGACTCGCTTGAGCAATCATTTTGGCAACGTTTTCATCGTATGTTTTTGCAAGTGCCTTACCGAGTTCATCAGCGTATTGAGCACGAATATCATAGTGATTCTTCAATTCTTCGAGGCGACTTACAAAAACGTCTGCTATTAATAAGTCGTCAATACTTATGACACGCTCACCATGTCTGATCTGGTTGCCGCCTGTCAATAAATTTCCTGGTGTATGGAAAGATGCAGTGGCAGTGCCTAAAACTGGAAATTGTGCCGATTTGCCTGAGGTTATGGTACGAACAGAATGAAGTTGTTCATTGAAGATGTTGTTGCGTGTGAACGCAGATAGAACCTCTCCACTGAAGACCTTCAAAAACAGAGCATCAAAGTCTGTTCCTGTATTGTCGACCAAACCTAGGCGAGATACCGTAGCATTACTCATGGTAAAAAACCTTTAGATTGATTGTATAAAATTTAAGAAACTTACTTCGCTACTGTCTGTTCTCTCAAGTGTTATCTGACGCATCAGGCACTTTTGATATTAAGATTTTCGCTTTTTAGTTTTTACTGACCCACATTTCCACTTGCGTAAAGCAAGGGCTTTGCGAGTTGGCTTGCCATTCTTTCTAAGTGGTCCTTTAACTTTTGACATTCTTGCACAAAAAGATTTTCTTCTTGCTTTTTGTCTAGGTGAAAGGCCACTTGTCTTTGTGACAGGTGCTTGCAAGTTACTACCTGTCTTAGCTTTAAGGTATGCTCTACCTTTAGCAGTCAAACCCCCAGAAGGACTCTTATGCTCTTTTCGTAGAGATACCCCTTTAGCCATAAAGAATGTAAGTTATTTAAAATATAACATTATTTAGAAAACTTTAAACTATCTCTTCTGTGTTGGTAAGATATTTTTCTTGGACCTTTCTTTTTATCTTTAAATTTTTTTATTTCTTGTCTACTCATCTCACCTTTAGTTTTTGGAGTCTTACTACTAATTCTTTTTGAAGGTCTGCAAGCAGGGTAGCCACTACGCTTCTCTCCTTTTTGGCGACCACAAGGTTTGCCAGTTTTTACGTCTACCCACTTTTCATCAAACCATCTTTTAAGACTCATCAGATTAAATCCAAAAACATACTATACATTTTTTTAAGTCTTTTCATTTCTTTGTCATCACCTCGTCTTTTGGCTTGGTTAAAAAACATTAAAACCATATCTTTATCAGAACCAGTAAGAGAACGCTTTGTCATTTGCCTACTTGTTTCTGTGCAGCAGTATGAGCCTGTTTAAATGATTTACCTTCACGCATGATCTTCTTCATAAGGTTCATGTGTTTAGGTGTGTGATGAGCTGAATGTGCTTTCAGTTTTTTCATCTGTGAAAGATTAAGCTTTGCCATTTTTCTTTTTACCTTTTTTGGATTTACGAAGAATCATAAGATCTAATCTGGTGATCTTGCCATCCCGCGTAACATCTAATTTTTTTTGACTTTCAGTTAAGGGCATAATTAAGACCTCATTTTAAGTCTGTTTCTGCTGCTACTTTTAGTATAGCCAGAAGCCACCGTTGCTTTACCACCTACTTTAACTTGTCCTTTACAAACTCTTACAGCATAAGCATTAGCGTAAGCAGAAGGATAAACATCAAACTTACGCTTGGCAGCAGCTTTACCTTTAGCACATAACTTTCCCATTACCTAGATGATTTAAAGACATCACTTTCACGCAACCTTTCTTGGACTGTTTCTCTGTATGTTATATCAGTTGCATATCGTGGATCGTTCATAGCATTACTAACTTCTGTTGCTGATCTGAACGGAGCTAATCCGTTACTTGATGTTCTACCTGAGACTAAATCTGGTTCGATACCCATAGCGTTTCTGTATTGAGAATAAAGACCTTGTACTGCTAGTCTAATAGCTGCTGGAGGTGCTGTTTGAACTATACTATCAAAAGCATCAAGATCTGCTGTTGGTAAGTTTTCATTAGCCCAAGATTTTAATTGTTCATATCCTTGTTCACCGCCAGCAATTTGTTTTATGCTTGCTTGTTCTGATTTAGCAATCTCTTCAATATTACCTTGTGATCTAATACCGTCTAAGTAAGTGTCAATGATCTGCCTTGAAAAACCTGCTTCTCCTAAAAGCTCATAATCATTTTCGTTAATGTTGCCAGTTTCTAAAAATCTATTTGTAATATCTTCTGGATCAATTCCAACTTCTTCTAATACATCTGCAAGACCTTCACCATATATTTCGTTATAAGTTGAAACTTCTTCTTCAGCAGTTTCTTCTTCAACTTGTTCTTCAGCTTCTTCTGATTTTTCAAAAGAACCAAGCTTGCCTTCAAGTTCTTTATAGCTTGCAGCTAAATCTTCAACACTTTTAAACTTACCTAGTATCAGACCATTTTCGTCTGTTTCATTTTTAGCTAAAGTTTCCAAGTCTTCTTGAGACATTGGTGGTGTTTCAGATACATTTAGTTGTGATGAAGTCATAAATGGTTAATTAACTTGTATGTAGTGTACTGCCATGTCTAGTAATTACATCTTGGGAATTTGTTTCTACTGATGTTTCTTTGATCACAACAGGTTCTTTTACTACAGGTTTTACCACAGGTTCTTGTGGTTTGGCAATAAACTCACCGTTCTCATCCCCTTGCCTAGGCTTCTTCTTGGTTGGCATTTAGTTCCTCCGTTAGTTGTTGTGCTTGTGCATTATTTTTAGGATCAAGTAATTTAGATCCTAAAGCAGCAGGTCCAAGAGATTGTATAAGCTGTTGTTGTTGAGCTTGTTGTTGCTCTGCTGCAATTTGCTCTTGTGATTTTATAAGATTTGTAGTGTCAATACCAATAGAAGTAGCAAGACGTTTTACTGCTTCATCGACATTAACAAACTGTCTCATAACATCTGGTCCAAGTGCTTGAGCTACAGTACCGATAAACTCAATGAGTTTATTTCTGTCGTTACCTCTACCAAGACCTTGAATCCCTGTCACTATCTTAGGCTTTACTAATTTTTCTGGCAAGGCTTTGACTTTTCCAGACCTTACCATCATGTGCATACGTCTTTTTAAATATGGTATTTGGAACTCTTGACTGAGAATAGAGTAGACCCCACCCAAACTATTTTCAAGTTCTTGAGCCATAAGATTTATCTCTGCTGCTGTTACCCTTTCAGCTTGTCTTTGTACAGAACTAGCCATAAGAAAAGCATCAGCTAGTCTTGCTTCTATTCTTTGCATTGCTTGTTGTGCAACTGCCAGGTCTGCTTGCTTTCCTACTTGCATGACGCTTATATCTGCTGCACTTCCTTCTCTCACTGCTCCATTAGGAGCTTTTGCTAAAGTGCTAGCTCTGGTCTGACCGTTTGGATTTACGAGAAATAAAATTTTTGCACTAGCAGCAGCAGCTTCAATTACACTTTGAGTCAAAGCTTCAAGAGATATAAGGTCACCGCGATACTCTTCTACGTACCCACGACCAAATTGTTCTCCGTCAATTCGTACCCACCTCAATAAAATCCAGGGAGAGACATCAACTTTAGATCTTCCGTCAGTACCAGGTATCTTTTCTCCCTTACATTCTTGATGCCACATAAATTCTTCACCGTATCTTTTAATGCAAGTATAAATATCAATCTCATCCCCCATTTGATTATTGTCATAGTTATCTTTTTGTTGAATTTTTTTAAAGAAATCAGGTGGTAGAGCTTGAGGGTTTACTGTTTCTTTTGTAATTATTTCTAAGACATTACCAACTGAATCTCTTTTACATACAAACTTAGATAATGGATATACCTTTAATCCTTTATCTGTTAAATATAAAAGAACATTACCACCTACTATCAAATGTTTTAGTGCTTCAAACATTGCGACACGATCATTTGATACCTCAATTTCATCCATCAAAGCATTTTCATATGTCCTTAATCCTTTATCTATTTCACTTTGAACTTCACTTTGACCTTCTTGCATAAGTGCAAGTTGATCTATTGTTAGTTTAAAAAATGCAGTGCTTGGAGGTAGTAATGTAATTAAAAGCTTTGATGCAAGGCTGTTAACCGCTTTAGCTCCAAGGGCTTGAAAAGGGGTTTTGATTCTACTCCTTGTGCCAGATGTGGTTTCTGGAATAAGACTTGGCAAGGTAAGTTTTGAAGACTCTTTAGCTTCTCTTTCATATGTTGATCTAGTACTAACTAATTGTTCGTAACGACCAGCAGCAGTCTTACCGCCTTGTGAATATTCCATTTAAATATTTAAATTAGGACCAGTTCTTGATTTAAGATTTCTTATTTGTAAAGAAGAGGTACCACCAGTTGATCTAGTTGATTCTGTATTATTGGTAACCGTAACTTTTTTCTTCGCTTTTGTAACTCCTTTGGCCTTTTTTTCAGGCACTGGTGCTGTTGGCCTTGGTTGTGGTAAAGACCTTGATTGTGAACCGCTACACATAATTAATTCTCCAAAATTGTTTCGGTTAGCATTGTTTCTTTTTGTCTTAGTTGCTGTTCTATAAGATAATCAACAACATACCTCTGCCCTGAACGATACCATACTTCACGATCTGATAACGATAGATCTGGGCATCTGTTAGGAAACACTTGATCTAAAGCTTGTATAAGTTCGTCAGTAATAACTGGTAAAGGCACAAGAATTTAAGAGCTATTTCTATATTATATGTTAATGTGAAAGTAACAAGGAGTGGTTACCTTGTTGTATTGCAAAAAGAAAACCTCTAGGTAAGTGGTTCTATCTAGGGGTTTTCTTTATGGATTCCAAAGTTTTACTTCACCTGTCTGATAATTATAATCTCCTTCTCTTAATATTCTTGTCAGTCTTGCGTTCAAGATAGCGTCAGCTATTGTATAACCTTTCTTTGTATATGTTTCCTGTACCTTAGACCATAGTGCTTCTTTAGTATCAGGTGTATCAGCCAATGTCTTGCTTGCTGTAACCATACCCATACCTTTGATGCCTAGTATTCCGTCACCTGCATCACCAGCCATAGACATTTCAAACCAATGTCTAGTTGCTTTTTTGTTTGTTATATGTTCTATTTCTTCTGCTGCTAGTAGCTTGCAAGGAATGGTTCTCATATCCTTATCGACTGACACGATAATAGGATTATCATACCTACCATTAGTTGCAAGTAACCCAAGTACGTCATCACCTTCAAGGTTTGGATAAGTAATACATTCATATCTTTCTTTTACTTTGTTGATTGTATCTTTAAGAGCTAGTGGTTTACGTTTACCTATTCTGTTGATCTTGTAGTCAGGAAATATCTCATGTCGAAATGTAGGATAAGAAGTAAAGCACATTACAATATCATGTTTGTCTTGTGCAATATTTTTATAAACATCAAGTCTATTTTCTATTAGGCTAAGACAATCTCTAACATCACTTGTAAGTTGATGTTGCCATTCATTCCAACGTGTGTCTTCTTCACAGGCACAACAAGAGTTATATACTAGCCAATCAGCATCTATTAGAAGTGTCATAATTAATCTCCAAAGGTGTCTTCATAAACAACTAACCGACCTGTGTTCTGGTCGTACAGTAACCTATCTACTTCTCCTGTCATACCAGTATGTCTTGACTTAAGTATCTTTAGTTGTAGTCTTGATCTTTCGTATGCTTCTCCAACCTGGTTTCGTGAAGCACCAAGAACAATATCACTTAACTGAACTAGGCTATGAGATCCTCGTAAATCTGATACAGATATGTCTCTACCTTCCTCATGTCCTTGGCCTTGTGGTCTGCGTAGATGGCTGACAACTATCAAAGCTATATTTGTAGATTCACATAAGCTTCTAAGCTTTGTCATGGTTACATCTATAGCACGTCTTTCATTGTCCAACTCAAGACCAGACATGACTATAGATATATGATCCAGTATTACTACCTTTACTTTATCCACTGTTGCCAGATACCTTATCTGTTCAAGCAATACATCAGGGTCAAGACTACCAAAGTGGTTATATAAAAATAGATTTCTAGTAGATGTCAGCTTATCAAATGCAGCTTTGATCTCTTCATCTGTATATCTATTGTCGTTGAGATGCAAAGGGCAGTTGAGATCTATACCAACTAATCCTTGTAATGTTCTTTGTACTGTTTCTTCTAGTCCTATATAACCTACCTTGATGTCACGTTGCAAAAAGTGATAAGCCATCTCTCTACATATAGTGCTTTTACCTGCACCACTACCACTAGCTATCGTAAACAATTGACTAGGAAATAAACCTCTTGTATATTCATTTAACTTTGGATAAGGAAAGTCTGATATAGGTAGGCTTGTCTCTTTATTAAATAGATCCCAGGCATCAGCAGCATTAATTAAACTGTCTGGTCTTACTGGTCTAGCTTTCCATAATCTATCTCTTACAAGTTCACCCTCGTTTAAGACAAGATGTT